GTTGTACCAGTAGCGGCATGCGTCGGAGAACGGCACACCGTACGCTTCGTAGGACCCGTACATGGTCCCGGAGTTGTAGCGGGACCCCACTCGGCGGAGGTCCTCGTAGGAATCACCCTCGGCGTCGATGAGACCCTTGAGAATGGAGCAGCCAACCTCGGCCGATTTCTGCGGATCCCACCAGGCTCGGTCGGGATCGTTAATGAAGTAGCCGTTGTAGGTGACCTGAAGCGGGCCGACACCATTCGAGGTGCCCCACTCGGAGACGATGGGCCAGAAATAGTTCTTGAAGTTGTGCTCCGTGACCTCGCCCCAGCCCGAGCAGGCGCCTCCGGCGTCGTGGCCGTAAATGTTGGCGCCCTCTTCACCGGTCTCCACCTTGAGGCAGCCGAGAGCAGCCCACCAGGGACACCCGGTGACGTCGGCGGCGCGAAGGACGGCCTCTTGGATGGGGGTTCCAGAGGATGACTCGGCGTGCGAGGGTGCCGAAGAGCCATGGTTGTCCCGTCGACGAAGACAGTGGGTCCAGGATGCGGACTGAGTGTACGGGTGATCGTTGTAATAGATGGAGCGGACCTCAGCGCCGGTCTGGTCCCCCATGTACCCGTCGATACTTCCATCCTCAGCGATCCATGCCTCAGAAAGAACTGTCGGGTTGAGAGCCGTCACCATGGCGACGTGTCCTTTACCGCCCGAGGCCGCCTCGGACAGGACGATATCGCCGACCTCGAATCCGCCATCGGGCTCGTTGCCCGTCCAGGAATCCGAGATGTCGGCGAAGTTTCGCTGAAGGCACTCCTCCCGAAGGGACCCGGTCCAGGTCGACCGAGGGAAATAGCCGGCGGTGAAGGGCTCGCCCCACTCATGGTGCGCCGCAAGGTTGTAGCAGCCCGCGACAAGGGCGGAGCAGTCGGCGTTGGCGGGCGGATTGACGAGCCAGCCGTCCCAGTCGGACCGCTCGTAGAAGGTCCAACGATCTGGCTGGGAGTAACCGACATCAGCAACGTCGGCATAGTACCTGGCGCAAGACGCCGCGTATTGAGATACAGTCATTTTGACCTTTTCAGCCGTTGGAGTTCTCGATAGGAGCGAAGACCGTAGGGACGATCCTGTTACCCTCAGCCTTGATCCACATGACTACCGTGTTGTTGGGGCGAACCTCGATAGTGGAGCCGTCAATGGTTCCGTCCCCCTTCGGGAGCGGGAAACAGGTTCGGGTCTTCACTTGGAACGCCGCCGGGATGTCTGCGAGCCGACGTTCCGTGTTGATTGGGCCGCTGAAGTTGGCGCCCTGCCAGCCGTCTCCCTTGATTCGGATGTAGACCGTACCGGCCATAACCCGATACTGGTAGGAGCCCGCACCTTCTCCGGAGGTGATCTCCTTCCAGCCGGTGTCGAACGTCCCGTAACCGCCAGAGGCCCTAGAGTTGAACCAGACAACCTTCTCGGGCATGGACTCTTTGAGGTCGATCATCTTCTGCTCCGAGCTACCGTCCTTGCGAACGACCCGAACCAGGGCCTTGGATCCTTCGTAGAACGGGACGTCCAGCTCAAACTCAGGATTCGCTCCCAGGGTGATCGAGGCGTCGGTGACCCCGTTGGTGGGGGAGATGTAGACGGTGCTGAACGGACTGGACTCTCCTCGAACTTTACCGTGGAGAAGAGGAGTTGCACCAGGCATGTTAACCTCTCGAATTGTACTTGGCCCGTCTCGCCGCGTTCAGAGCCTGATTCTGTCGAAGCATAGCGGCGGTCGACATCTTCTTGTCGGGTTGGTTCTTGACGTTGCACACTCGAATGAGTGTGAGAAGTCTGTGAAGGTGCCAGTGCTGACACTCGAACGGAATCTGGAGAGCGACCATCCAGTAGTAGACCAGCTCCGACGTGATAACGTTTCGGGCAGGACTAGAACCCTCAGACTCCACAAACGTGGTGGCCGTCATCGAGTCCTCGATGTACTCTCGGATCCGTTTCACGTTGTCCATGGTCAAGTGCGAGTAGACGACGGGGTCGACGTCATTCAGAGTCATACACTTGATGTAGTCCAGGACCTGCTCTTCAGTGAGCTTCTCGTTGCCGATGTATGGGATGTGCCACTTTGACTCCCATTTTGACAGAGCGACGAGACTGTGCTCAAGCTCGAGGTCGCCCTCGAATCCGTTGATGAACTCATTACGATCCTCGTCATAGAGCTCATCCCCGACGACGTGAATCGTCAGCATTCGTTCCTCCCTGGGTCACCACGGACCCCGGAGCGAATCACGGGGTCCGTGGGAGTTGTCAGCCAGCAGCCTTGACTGCGGCGATGACCTCGTCGGGTGTCGGGAGCTTGGCGTCGTTAGCACCATCGCCCCAGATCAGCTTCTCGATGGCGGTCATGCCGTTCTTGCCGATGACGCTGGAGTCGAGGGTGACGACACAGGTCGGCTTGTGGTCGGTGACGTTCACGGGGGTGCCCTTGAAGGACCACGAGAAGGTAATCGCCTCAGGGGAGTCGTTGATCGTACCGTAGGACCGCTCCGAGGGGGAGGCGGCCAGGCCATACAGAAGGTGCAGCTTGTAGCCGTAGTTGTTCTTCTGCTGGTCGTTACCCTTGATGGTGCGGTAAGCCAAGCCGAAGGAAGAACGCTCCTGCTGACCGATGACGACCTTGTCGACAATTGCCGAGCCGTCACACTGGAGCCACTCGTCGGGGTAGGTGTAGGCCTCGATCTTGCCCTCGAATGTCTCCGCCGAGGTCAGAGAGAGGTACTTGATGTTGTCCGCGTACAGGTCGGTCTGCTCCGCGCCAGACGGGGTCTCGGTCACGTTGGTGAGACCCGACCAGGCTACGCCCTTGCTGTAAGCGCCGGTAGCGGGGTTGACGGGGAAGAGGACCCCACGGTCCACACCAGTCTCATAGAACTTCTTGCCCGTCTCGTCCCATGTGAGGACTGCCATCTATACTCCTTGGTAGATGTTGAACACGTCGTGATGAAGGTTGTGCGAGACGAAGTGCCTCTCGAAGGTGGACATAGGCATGTCAGCCAGGACGTCCAGTACCGGTTCGTCGGGATTCCTGCTGATGAGGGTGACCGAATAACGCGGCGTGTACATCCAGTTGGTGTTGTCCCCGAACTTCGAGTCGGCTCGACTCCGTTCGTACACGATGCACGGGTAGGTGAGCTGGACGGACTCCGGGGGTTGGAAGTAGACGTTCCTAGAGCCCAGCGCTTCGACGAGTTTCTGATGGAACTCAAGGCGTTGGGCCATTGTACACCTCTCCGAGGTTGAGGATGAGACGGGGGCGGCGGACCTCCACGTTTGTGACGACCCAGCGCGCCCCCATCCACCTCACATACTTGATGGCGAAGAAGTTCTCCTCGGCGTAAGAGTCGGCCAAGATGGAGATCTCGTTGTTGAGTCGGAGATTCTGGAGAACCTTCGGCTCGCTGTCGTACTGCTTCTGGGAACGGTTCACGTCCCCGTAGTACTCTCTCTCCGTGATCTTGTCCTCGAACACTCCCGGCGTTGTCTCGACGGCGTGTCCGTAACCTATGCTTCCGAAGAATCTTGCCATTTTGACCGGATCAGGCCGTAGCCTTCTCGATGACGATCGCGGACTTGTACTTCGTCAGAGCACCCGAGCAGCGAGCCTCCAGCAGGTACTTCTGCTGGTTGAAGTCGATGTCGAACTGCTCGAAGAAGGAGGTCTCGCCGCCCTTGTCGGCACCCATGGTGTAGTCCTGCATGTTGACGATGATGCCGAGCAGGTTCTGGGTCTTGCCGCCGACGTCGCGCTTGGCGCCCTCCATGACCTCAACCTCGATGACATCCGAAACGTTCAGGGCGTTGGCAACTGCCTGCTTGGTCTCGTAGATGTACCGCTTGTTGATGTCCTTGATCTCGAGCATGTCGCAGACGAAGGCGTTCGTGGTGAACAGAACCGGCATGCCGGAGCCCTTGTAGAACTTCCGGGACCGGCGAACCACATCGATGATGTCCTCGGTCTTGGCGTCCTTGTCGATAAGAACCTTGTGGGAGAACAGCTCGTCATCCTTCCAGATCGGACGGATGTTGCTCTCCTTGATCTTGTCGGGGTTGGACACCTCGCGGCCGTCACCGATCAGGACGGCACGAGCGAGCTCCTCCTCGAGGGCGAAGCGCAGATTCTGCTGCATCCAGGCGACGACGTTGAACGTGGTGATGTCGAGGACATCGTCACGGTCAATCTTCGTCTTGTTGTAGACCGTCGTCGGCTCGGTCTTCCGGTTGGCGACCTCGTAGACGACATCCTTCTTGCGGCTGGCCTTGACGTAACCCTTAGCCCGCAGGTCGTCAGCGGTCAGGTTGGACCACTGAGTCTTGACGCGGGAGAAGGGAGTGTGCTTGGAACCCTGGAGAACCTTGGCAACCCAAGAGTTCTCGCGCATGATGCGCTGGGGCTCCGGGTCAAGGTTAGTGGCGTCCGGGAACAGCAGCTCCGGGTTCTTGATGCCGTAGTCCTGGGCGTGAGCCAGGACCGCGGTACGGAGCGTCATGCCAGGCTGACGAGCCTCGGCGAAGATAAGCTCCTCATCGGCGTGGGAGAGGTGCGGACCCATTAGCGTACGGGCGTCGCCCTCAAAGATGTTGGAATGCATCAGAGTATCACCCCCGGAGTCGCCGTGCTCGGCGTCCTCGTCGTAGTCTTCGTCGTCATAGTCCTCATCGAACTCTTCGTCCTCGTCGAAGTCCTCATCCTCGTCGTCAACGTCACCGCTGATCTCCTCAATAAGGGCTGCAACAGCCAGACGCTGGTCATCGTCGAGGGTCTCGAGGACATCGGCGACCGTGAGGTCGTCCTCGTCGTAAACCTCGTCTTCGTCCATGGATTCTGTGTCCTCCGTTGTTTCTCCGGAATCGTGCGAGAGCGTGAGACCGGAATAAATGACGGCCTCGTCCTCGGACTCGGTCCATGAACCATCCGAGTGCTCCAGAGCAACGTTGTCGATCAAGGCGCCCGGGTTGGCCCCGGACAGGACCATGGAAACCTCGACGATGTTGCCGTGAATAACGTCAGCCCCTCGCTGGTCGAGGCGGTTGGCGTAGATCGAGAGAGCCTTGACGTCGCCGTGCTTCACGAGCTCCTTGGCGTTCTCGGCGCCGGGAGTGTCGTTGAAAGCGCAGTAGGCGTAAACGCCCTCCTTGCGATTCTCGAGCAGTGCGTGCCCGAGAACGTTGTCGACGGCGTTGTGCCCATGCTGCCATACAAGCGGCACGCGCTGGCCGTCATTCTCCTTGAACGCATTATGCTTGATAGTGCGTCCGTCGGAGCAGGTCAGGTCGTTCTTAGTGGCCCAGCCACTGAAGTCGAACTTCATCCTTCTCCTCTTACTTGGCTCATCGGCATGCTGAGCACTGACTGAACATCAGGACCACTGGGGCCCGGAATATCCCCCTCGCCGTCCAGGGAGGTATCACCCATCTGAGGGTTGATGTTCGGGTTCTGCAACTGATCCGCCTGCTCGTTCGGGGACGGCGGAAGACCAATCCTCGTACGGGCCTCGTTCGGCGTGATTACCTGGTCCCTGAGCATGGTGTCCAGAGACGTGACGATCTGGCTCGGCGGGACGTTCTTGAACGGGTCACGGATGTACTGCACGGCCTGGCCCTGGGTGCGCGCGGTCTTCGTGAGGAAGGCCTTGCTCATCCCGTCAGCGAGTGCCGAGAGTACGGGCTCCACGGCCCGGTTCCAGTAGTGCGTCCAGACGATCTCCGTCGCAGTACCCTTGAAGACGTCCTCCGAGATCCCCAGTCGACTCATGAGCTCGGCGGTGAGGAACTTGATCTGATCGAGCAGGTTGTTCTCCGCCGGGCGGTTCAGCTGAGTAATCTTCTCGGAGCCGTCGGTGTAGGCGATCCCGTGTCCGCCCTTGCCGAGCTGGTCCTCGATGGACTGGATGCGGTTCTCCGCCCGCTGGCGCATGGCTTCCGTCTTGACGACGTAGGGGAGCTGGATGATGATGTCCAGCTTTCCGGTGTACGTCTTCTCGTCGGCCAGGTCCAGCATGGAGAGCTTGCGGCTCAGTCGCTTGAGGGTTGAGTTCGGCTTGTTCATCACCTCATAGAGCGGGTTCTCGATGATGGCGACGGTGCGCTTCGGCAGGATCACCCGCTCCTTGGTAGAGCGAGCCTGGTTGTAAACCTCGACCTCGACCTGCTCGGGGAACCACTGAGTGATCCGCCCAACTCGCAGTTGTTTGATGTCGAAGCTGTTGTTGGTCCTCGGGTCCAGGTCTGACTCGACCGGAACGATTGCAATGACGCCCTCGTCGAACAGGGACAGCACGGCATCTTGGATGAAGGCTCGGCCGCTCTGGTCGATGTTGGGCTCCAGCATCAGGCAGTCATTCAGGGCTGACCGCCGAATACCAACAAACGTTCCATTTTGAGCTGTGTCGACATGTCGGATCGGCGTGGCGGACACGTCGATGGCGATCATGTTGAACAGCGACGAGATGATCGACTTGTCGGCTGTCCATCCCAGAGCGAGCCGGTCGGCCCGTACGCTGTAGGAAGGACCGAGGTTCGATCGGTCGACGTCCCTGCCAGTGAAGGCGTTGTAGGCGTGCTGTAGTCTATCTCGCAGTCCTATGTCCTTCACCTCCTAGTCGAACATGTCCTTGTTGAGTTTGTAGGCGACCCAGGCGTCCATCAGGGCGGCGACCGAGTCAATCTTGTTCTCCCGTCGGGCCTTCAGGAGCTTGCGGTTCCCGTTGGTGTCCTCCAGGGTGATGGCGTTCCCCATCGTGAAGGTCATCATGGACTGGTCGAAGAGGAGCTTGCGGTCCTCCGCCATGTCCTTGATCTCACCGAGAGGCACGGACTCGGTCCGGGCTCCCTGGATCACCTTCTCGATGCCGAACGGTCCGTTCTCGTTCTCCCAGCGAGTCACGAACTCTTTGGCGTTGTACGGGTCGAAGCCCAGACAGCGCACGTCATACTCGCAGTCCGCGATGAATGCCTCGAGATCTTCGTAGACATTCATCATGTCAAGAACCGTACCCTCGAGCACCATGAGCGATCCCTCCTGTAGGAACTCCTCGTACTTCTGACGAGTGGCTCCCGGAAGGCGCAGCATGGTGCGCTCGGAAATGTAGCAGCGCGTCTTGACACCAAACCTGCCTCGGCTGAGGGGGAACAAGAATGTAAAGGCGGTGAAGTCATCGCCTTGTGATAGGTCGACGCCGATGGAACAAGGCATACCCCAGAAGTCCTGACGGTTGTGCCGCAGGGTCTCCTCGTAGGTGAAGAAGTATGTATACCCCTCCATGGGAATGCCGAACCTCTTGGCCAGGATGTCGTTCCTAGCTGCAGGCACGTGCTCCGCCCGTTCGACGTCGCGCTGATATGTCTCGTAAGAGACGGTAGCCCCGAGGTTGGGCTGAGCCTTCAGCCAGGTCGACGGATCCCCTACCTCCTTGAGGTCATCAAGCCTGTAGTAGAAGATGGAAGTGTGAGGATCAGAGTACTCCCCTCGAAGAATGTTGAGGAGTTCCATCTTCATGTTATCGCCAGCCGAGTTCCGGACGGTGCCCTCAGACGACACTGCCAGAATAAGCCAGTCGTCGACCTTGGATGCGCCCTGCTCGATGGCGCCGACCACGTCTTCGCGAATATCGCCCGAGAGCCACTCATCCACCGTGTTCATCTTGGTGCGGAGGCCCTGGAGTTTATCGATTGACATAGGTCGAACCTCGAGCAGACTGTTAGTCATGAAGTTCTCGATCCCCTTCTTGGTGGGGACGAGCTTCTGCCTGAGCGCGCGACTGCCGGTCGTGTTCTGTAGAGACCCCTGAGTCATGAAATCGAACAGGGGTCCCTTGGCCCTTGTGATGGCGGTGCGGAAGGGCTGCATGACCTCCTCGGCCTGCTTCATCGTCGGCGCCGTCGTCACCTGATGGGTAGTCGACGTGTCGATTGTGAGGAAGTAGGCTTGAAGGAGGGTTTCATACAGAGACTTCGCCCCGCCTCGGGCGACGATGATGTACTGCTTGTTGATGAGGCGCTGCTTCACCCGGCGTTTCTCGAAATGCCCGCCAGCCGTCGTCTTGTTAGGGACATAGACCGATCGCTCGGTGAAGATCCACCATCCGAAGATCTGTTCTGCCCAGAGCTTGAAGCTTGGTAGGAGTCGAAGATCGGATCCGTCAGTTAGAGTCATCTCCGCTTCCGCGAAGCGGATGAACCCCTCCACAGCGTCGCTATCGTAATAAAAGCCGGGATTGCGAATCCGATCATCGATCCGGTTCATCTCCATCTCGATCTCCTTGCAGATCGGAATCCGGCCTGCGAGGACATCATCTCTGAACTCAGCGTAATATCGCGGGGTAGCGGTATTAGACAACATGGTCAGCGGCGGCGCTTCTTTGAGGTTCCGCTCTTCTTACCGCCGGCGGCCTTTCGGTTGATAGCCGCGCCTGCTGCCGCTGCGGCCGCGTTAGCGCCTACTCCGACGCCTAGTCCGAGGGCGGCACGTTTGGCGAGCTTATCGGCACCGGCGCCCTTTCCGGCCATGACCTTAGTTCCGGTAGTGGCGAGCTTCCTGTAGCCGACGCCCTTACCGGGCTGGACAACATGAGTCGAAAGCGCCTTACCGGGAGCCTTAGCGGCCTGTTTGCCGAATTTAGACTTAGCCGCCTTACCAGCCGCAGCCTTGGCCGAAGACTTCGCACCGCTGACGCCGCCCTCAGCCGCCTTGCGTGCCTTATTACCAGCCTTCCAAGCCTGGTTCTTGGCCTTGTAGCCGGCGCCTTTGACCGCGTTACCAGTCTTGAATGCGGCTGCATTGGCTGCGAGACGAGTGGCTTCGGCATACTTGCCGGCCTTGGTGGTCTTCAGCTTCTCGGCCGCACCCTTAGCGTTGGCGGACTGGGCCCTAGCGAACCGCTTGGCCTGGGCCTGCTTGACTCGAGCCTGTGCGCCGAGATTACGGCCCTTGCCCTTAGCAAAGTCCCTAGCGGAGCCTCCGTGCTTCTTGGCTAGAGCAGCGATCTTCTTGCCCTTGCCGGATTTGTGCAGGTAGTACCCAGCGCCAGCGGCTGCGGCCGTGCCGAGAACACCAGCAATGGCGGCTTTCTGCTTGCGAGAGAGCCCCTTGCGCTTCTTGGTTGATCCGGCGCCTCCGGAGGCCGCCCGCTGCTTGCGAACGCCCCACTTCATGCCTTTGACGCCATGGTGAGCGAGGACCTCGTCCTCATCAATGAAGAACAGATTGTCTGTCATGTCGTAGTCCTACCGTTTGAACCGTTTGGCGCCCTTGATAGCGGCCGATCCGCCGCGGCTAGCAGCCTTCTTTAGACTCTTCTGAATTGCGTTCTGCAGGGTATTGGCTGCGGCCTCCTCGACCACCTTCCCTGCCTTGGCGCGGTAGCGCTCCATCCGAGTCTGGGTCAGCTGACGGTACTCCTTCTCCAGCCGGAGGCGGTTGTTGACCCGCCTGAGCTGATCATCGGACATACCATCTATTTTGGCCTGCTTTTTGGAAGTCCACCTCTTCGCACCCTTGATGCGAGACTTGCGGATCCCCCAGCGCATGCCCCTGACGCCGTAGTGAGCGAGAACATCGTCGTGTTGGACAACTCGTTTAATCTTCCTCGCTCCCTTGACGGCTTTGGTGAGAAGCTGTTTCTCGGTGGGGGCGATCCCAGCAGCCTTAGCGCCCTGGTACCCTATATAACCGAGAGCCAGAGCGCCTCCGGCCCGACTGAGGTTCCCCGTGGCGATGTTCCCGACGCCGCGAACAGTCTTACCGGCGGAGTTACGAGCGTTCTTCCGACCGCGCTGCCTTCGGGCCTGAGCAGCCCGCTTGCCCATGTCGGTATTGGCGACAGCCTTATCGAACTCACTCTTGTAGAACGGGTCCTTTGAGCGAGCCTTAACTGTTGCTTTGATCAGCTTCCGCCGATTGCCGGCCCCCTCGCCATAGTACATCTTGGCCTGGGTGAATTCCTTGGCGTCACGACGAGCACGGCGGCGAACGCCCCACTTCATGCCCTTGACGCCGTAATGCATCAGCTCCGAATGGCCCATTCGCTTGTTATGCCCCTTCTTGTAGTACCTACGAGCGGCTTCAGCGAGAGTTGCATCGGTTGCGTAGGTCTTGCCTAGCTGGCCGGTGTCGAGTTCGTTGTAATACTTCTCTCGACGCTCGGTAGCTGTGAGCTGACGGTTGCGCTGGTTGCCAAGACGAAAGTTACGCCAGGCCTGCGCCTGCGCCTTGCGCTTCTTGATGTGGGCCTCAATCGTAGCGATGTCATGATCGCCATACTTGGCCTTGAGTTTGGCCTCGTACTTGGCACGGCGCTCAGCATTCCGCTGCTCACGGCTCTTTCGAGCGCCCTTACGCATCCCCTTGACCCCGTAGTGCATGAGTTGGTCACTCATGGAGTCTCCTTCTGCAGGTTGATACGCCAGGCGTACTCCTGAAGCTGCTTCTCAATCGCCGTAACGACGAAAGAGTTCGCTGGCGGGTCGAACACAAGCCGCACTTGCAGATACAGGTACGTCTTGACAGCCTCTACGTTCTTTGTGATGCCGTTGAGGTACTGATCCCAGGTCTCCGTCTTGCCGGTGATCTTGAACGAGGGCAGACCAATCTGCTCCGCGAACATGAGCGCCGTGTTTGTGTGGAGAATAATCTCTTGGTCGAATACCGTATAGTCCTCAGTGATGCCGAGGGCCTTCTTGATGTCGTTCAATATCGAATCAGCCACGGTCACCTCCAGGGTATCGTGTCGTTCGGCGTTCTCTCGATTAGAGGCTTGGGTAACAGGCTCGCATCGCCGAAGTGAATCGCGTTATGCGTGTCGTGTCGCACGCAGATCAGGTACTCAGGGTCAAGGATGTCGGGGTTGAACTCCCCCTCGAGGTCCTCGGGCCGAATCGGGTTCATGTGATGAACAAGAATCTTACCGTAGATGTCGTGACCCGGGACCCCGAGGTCGCATGCGTCGTCTCTGAGGATAACCTTCTGCCTTGCTTGACGCCATTCGGTCGAATGATAGAAGGATTGGTTCAGATACCGTTCGAAACCGAAGGTCTGATCCCCTGGATCCTGATTGAGACGTAGGTACTCGTACCGTTCCTCGAAGGATTCGATGCGAGAGAGTTCACTGAAGGTCCGAATCCGACTCAAGACCCACACCCCCTCCGGCGTAGGACTTGAATGCCTCGAGAACCTCCTTGTAGGCCTCCTCCCCTCGTGCTGAGGCCGCCAGAGCATCGGCTTTGGCCTTGAGCATGTCGTTCTCGGCCTTGATTCGCTCCTGCTCCAACCGCTCTCGGCTCGTGGCGAGCTTGAGGTAGTGCGTGATGATGGAAGGAGGAGCCGTGCCGTCCAGTAGCATCTCCTCGGCTCGCTGGACTGCGAGCGAAATGAGTTGATTCTCCTGCTGCTCCGGAGTGGCGGCCCGTCCTCTGGGTGACTTCTTGGCCCTTGCCACGGAGTTCTCTCCTATTCCGGGTTCCTTTGCTATTTCCGAATCCGGGTTTCAGGTAGGACAGGACGACTTGCGTACCCCTCGTTGGGTAGAAAGGAACGAACGCAAGAAGACCCCAACGACACAGGTCGTCCTGTCTTATCCGAAACCCGGATTCGGGATGCCCAAACCTACCTCCGGGGAAAATGCGAGGTGCGGGCCGATGACGGGGGGTGGGCCATTTTGCGGACCCTGTCCCCCCTCTTTCGAAGTTCGAAATGGACGAAATGGACGAAAGCTCGTCAGAATTCACGTTCTACAACTTGATAGTTTCCAGTCAAGTTGAGTTCGAGAATCTCTTCAATCGCTTCATTCGTTGCTTCGACTTGATCGGCTTCGGTGAGGTCAGTACTAGTGGTAGTGACCCGTGCTAGGTAGGCACAGGTGTGGTAACCTTGAGTAACATCAAAGTTAAACCACTCGTCGAACTCATCGAAAGGATCGTAAGGATTGTCCTCGGTAGTGAGTGCTAGGCGTAGCATGGCTCTATACACCCCGTTTCAAGGACAATGGACAGTTGACAATGGACAGAAGGCTAGCCATTCAGGTACTCCCTAACTCTAGCTGTAGATATGCCCAATGCCTCAGCGATCTGTGCTGTGTTGGCCCCGTTAGATCGAAGAGTCTTGATTCGATCCTTCTGAGCACCAGCAAGAGGAAGCTTCTCCTTTGGCAAAGCCAGTGACTTGATGGTGTCAAGATCAGAGTTGGCTAGAATATGCTCCATCATCGAGTTAGATATAGCACCTTTCTGGATGGCTTCCCACTCACGAGGGGTGGGGACCACTCTTGTGCCTTCTCTATCGTAACCAAGACGGCGGCGGGCGGTCTTGATGGCCATGGCCTCAAGCTTAGCCCGTTCTTTCTTGGTCAAATTTGGATTTGATTCAAGCTTCTTCTGCACAACACCTTGTGCCACTAGCTGTGCCTGCCGCTCTAGGGGCTTCTGTTTGAGGGCCCGGTTTAATTTAGCGCGGAGGGTGGCAACTTCAGGGGCATAGCTCTTAGCAGCCCGGGGGTCTCGTTTGATGGCGGGGGTTGAAATAGCACGCTTCCTAATATCGTTGGCCATAGCCTTCAACTCGTTGGCGTGCTGTGCGTAAATACCCTCCATCAGTGTACCAGAGGACAGCTTCCTAGCATCGGTGGCCTCTGCCATCCTGGTGGTCTTGGTCTGCTTCTTGACTAGCTTGCCCTGCTTGTTAATATAGGACTCACCAGTCTCCTCGTAGACCCTGCGACCAGTGGCTGCATCATATGGACCGCCCTTCGCTGCACTGCGTGGCTTGCGATGGGGTACATACTTGACACCCTTGGACCTGGAAATAAGAGTGGCCGCACCTTTATCGGCGCCACCCTGGTACTTCCTCTTCAATGCGGCGATGCCGTTGTCTACCTCGGACTGTTTGTAGTTGAGATTATGCTTCTCGGCATCAATAACAACCATGGAGTGACGAACAGCCCGGGACAATTCATCGGCACTGGCACCCTTGAGAGTCATGTCAGTAATAAGATTGGATACCTTACCCATCTGGGTCTGAGTATCTGACATCCTCTTCATCCCAGGGTAACCAGGATATGTTCTCTTGGGGTCGAATCCCTTCAATCCCTTGAGCGGAGCGGTGGAACGAATACGGGTCTTCCCCTTGTTGGGAATTACCAGGACGGAGTCGCCATCAAAATCAGCACCGCTAAGACGCTCAGCGACAGAAGGATGGATCCCAATAGCATCCCTAGCATTGCCAAGAATACTTCGAGACTTCTTACCTCGGTTGTTAACAGTGAGCGTAGGAATCTCGAAAGTCCCGCCATGAGGATAACGCACGAGACTAACAACGTCACCGTCCCGATAGTTAGGAGCATATACCTCACCCTTCTTGAGATGGGGCATCGGCAATAACACCTGAGAGGCTTGACCCGGGAGGGCCTTGGCCTTGAGATGTACCGAAGCCGAGTCGCAGTCATCAGCCAGGGACATGAGCATCCGCTTACGAATAACAGGATTCGTAAGACCCATGATCTCATCGAGCTGCTTCCGCTTTTCGTCACGGACAGCCTGAAGTTGGCGCTTGGCCAATTTGGGGGACTGCTTGGATAAGAACTGTGAGGCCAGGGACTGGGACCATGAGTCCCATTTGCCCTCCTCATTCACAATATTGAGTGCGCTCAGTTCCTTCTTGCCAGTCTTCGGGTCCTTAAATAACTTCTGTTTAACGACCGCACCAAATGGATTCTCGGGATCATCCTTCATGGGCTTGAGGACCGTGTGGTCCTTGGAGCCCAGCATGGGTGTCCCCTTCTTCTTGTTGGTGTTGAAGACTATGTCCTTGCCCTTCGGAATATCATCCGAGTACATGGCCATGCCCTTGAGATAGTGCGTTCCGTCGACCGAAATACGCACCTGGGCGTAGTTAGAGCCACCGAGGCTGAGCTCTTTGACTCCACGACGGAGCAGAATAACCCCATCCATGTCAGTACCGCCGTCTTCAGCGTACTTGATGGCGACCTTCTTCGAGGATATGGCTCGAGGGGTGCGAAGTCCGGTCGACAGCAGCCCCTTCTCGTCGATGACTACACCAGGAGTACGGATCTTGTCCCTCTGTGCATGAATATCGGCAGCTTTGGTGCCGGGAGGGGCGAGAACCTTGAGGATGGTGTAATTATCGCTGTTGGCCTGCTTGACCTTGACGTCGTGAGTAGTATATCCCTGAGCTTTCAGGGCCTCAACGGCTGTCTTCAAAGATGTCGACGAACACTGGAGGTTCTGCTCGACGCCAAGACCGTACTCGATGAACTTCTTCTGTTTCACCTCGTCGGCTAGAATATCCTTGACCCGGGTGATCTCGTCCTTGCGATATGATGCGTTGGGCTTGAGAAGCTCACGAACTGAGGACTCATTGAGTCCCATGCGTCGACCGATCTCCGTGTTCGGCAGACCGGCGTCCTTGAGACGAGAGGCTCGAGAAATATCGCCCGCCTTCTTCTCGGCACGAGCGATGCTGTTCAGAGCACGATACTCGGTGGTGCTCATGCCCCAGGCTTTGGCAATATCGACCTCGGACATGCCCTGAGCCTTGAGCTTGTCTCGCTCAGCGAGGAAGCCCTGGGCGGACTGATATGGATCCTTACCGGAGCCCCACGGGTAAATAACGACCCGAATGACGCTTGGTGCCGTAGTGCATCAGCTCATCACGAGTCATGGGCCTCACCCCCAATGCGCTCGAACGTGTATCCTTTGCATGTGGGCTGTAGCCCGCGAAGAGTCTTTGAGACGCTGCCCGGGCTGACCCCAAGATAGCGATCGACTGCTCCGGTAGACGGGAATATTTGCCCGGTTTCCCGAATTCGGACGCGAGTCACAGCATAGCACGGCTCGGCGAGGCCTCGATCGAACGCATGGATCATGTTTCCCGATCTAGTTGTAAGTTCGAGATTCACAATGTGATTGTTCGTTTTATCCCCGTCAATATGGTTGACTTCCCAACCATCAACGCCGCAGTCATAGAAAGCGTCCGCCACCAATCTGTGTACGGATACAGTCTTTCGCTCCCCAGCGATCCATAATTTGACACGAAGATATCCGGCCCGGTCGGGGGACTGTTTCAGAACTCGAAACTTCTGCTTGTCAAATACCTGCCCCCAAGAGCTAATATCATACCGGGGGATACCTCGCGCTTCGTTCCACAACTCCATCAGGAATCCTCGGTCTTGATCTCCTCGATGAGCTTGTCAAACCAGACGATCTTGTCCATGATATGGGCAATGTCGTCGGGCTGCGGAGTGTCGACCAGAATATCATCGTTCTGGTAGATGCGAGTCTCGACGTTGATCTCGCCGGGCAGCTTCTCGTACTCCAGGCAGAACAGTGCTGCATAGATATGAAGCTGGACCATGTTGACACGAGTTACGCCAGTCTTGAGGTCGTGGATTCGGAGAAGATGCTTCTTCTCGTCAAAGCCGATGGCGTCGGCGGTCCCGAATGCGTTCTCGCTGTGATATAGCACGACCTCAGGATCAAGGCCGTAGCCAATGGCGTCGTTCACGTAGGCGTTGAAGGTGGCCTTGTTCCTCGGCATCCGCATCTTTAGGCGAATATGCTCTGCGGCCAGGGCGTGAAGCCTGGTCCCCATCGCTGCCGCCTGTGCCGTCCTGAACGCCTCGCCCAGTTTCTCGTCGTCGTAGTTGACCCAACTGTGCTTGCTGGCGCTCAGAAATGCGTGCAGGCCCTCCAGCCTTGAGTGTACGTTCCAGTTCATCGAGCGTTCCTTTCTCGTTCTCTGGGTATATGAATGATGCGAAGGACCATGCACCGAGCTTGTCGATGAAATGATCCTGGTTCGGTCGGTGAGGAGCGTCGGCGCTTCTCTTGACCTCGAGTGCGGCCCACTTGGATCCGAATATGATGATCAGGTCGGGTACGCCCTGATTGTGGTTCGGATCGTTCTTGAGGACGAGGCAGCCAGGCAGGCGTTCCTCGATCCTGGATATGAGTCCGCGTTGGTAATCGCGTTCGAGCATGGGGTCTATCCTCGAATCAAGAATTATACCCACGGCTGGCCGGGGCGCCGCATGTGTCGGTACTCGTAAGTTGTTTGAGTTTACTATGCGGTGTTGAGGTAGCGTAGTTTCAGCCAGCCGTGGGAGCTATGGGGAAGAGAGGGTCGAAAATATAGAAGGCCCATCTCCTTCATTAGGATACATGTTCGCGACGCGGTCTATTGTACATGTCGTTGAGACTTGTGACGGACGGCACCCCTTGTGCCAATTTTCGAAGATTCTTCTTACTCCCTATATATTAATAAATCTACTTACTTCCTATTAACTAGAAAAAAAGTGGTAAACTGGTCATAGAGAGATAAAACGTTGCAATTGCAACGAAAAGTCCTGACCAGTTTCGTGACCAGTTCTGTTTCAAAACTGGCAGATCGACCAAAACTGGCAAGATTTGGTGCGCAGGTACGGCACAAATACTGACCAGTTCTAAAATTGACAAAAACTGGTCACCAAAAACTGGTCATCCCATACATCACTCCAGTCACACAAACAACAGAATCGTTGCCCACCCGCCATACCAAGTGGTACAACGGGTGGTACAACAATCACCTCAGAGACTCGTAAAAACCCCTCTCATTGAAGATCTCCTTGACCCGAATCGCCCTCGAAATGGCCTGATCGATGGGCGACTGGCTCTTCAGATAGTAGTAGTTCAGGACTGAATAAGGAGTGTTCAGCCTGTCGATTCGCCCCTCACACTGCTCCATGACCTTCCAAGAGTAGTTCTGAGAGAAGAATATCATCGTGTCACAAGAGGTACAGTTCCAAGCTTCTGCACCGGCAGTGTATTGTACGAGGTATACCCATCGGTCTCCTTCCGGCAAGGCTTCATGCTTGTGTCCGTTGTACTCGGCGATCGGTACTCCGAGAATATCCCCCAACGACCGCAGCATGAAGAGCTCATAGTCGAAATTGTAGAAGACGATAACCCGAGGATGCTTCTCGCACAGCTCTCTCACCGCCGCAAGCCTCACAGGATCCTCATTCGTCACTCTTCTCAAGACATGACAGAGACCTCCTGCGTTCTTGATGGGCTCTTCCTTGTACGGATCGAAGCGGTACTTCTGGATCGTACGATATGGCTTCTCCTCGTAGGATACCGGGACATCCATCCGCTTCTTGGTCGTCTTCTTGACGAAAGGCATGTCCACCAGTACCTTCTTCCGAAGCCGTAACAGCTTCCCCTGCCCAAGATATCGCTCAAGACGAGGATAGCCCGCTCTGTAGTTGAACTGGCAGTGCTCCCTCTCGAACTGGGTGCGGTTCTTGAAGAAGCCATTGGCGATAAATACCGGGCAGTAGTCCATCCAGTTGTCCCCGGGCGTTCCCGACAGCATGATCCACTCGTTGCTACGAGCCATCTTGACAAATGTCTTGGCCCATTTGCCGTTACCGATGGCTCTCTGCTCATCGAATATGATGAAGGAGTCACGGACGTTGCCGTAGTTACTGATGTTGTTCCACGAATCGACCGTCGTGTAGTCCGTCAGCCCATACATCGAGACATCGCCCTGCCAATCAAGATCGTCCCTCTTGCGAGCAGTGGTGATTATATATAACCTGGGTCCTTCGGCAAGCCGCCTCGGAAGATCGGCCGGGTGCCGCACCCCCAGCACTCTCTCAACGTAGTACTGGAGGGCGACAACCGACTTCCCCGAGCCCGGCTTACCGGTCAATATGCACCCATTCCGCAGGTTCTTCGCCGCTTCGACCTGATGGGGCCACAGATCAACCGGTCCCAAGGGTCAGTCCTCTTCGGTGAGTATCTGGACGTATGGCTCGTTCACACTCACGGCGACACACGGAAGGTCTTCGAATATGATCTCGTCCTCGATAGCATCCCGAACGGTCGCCATGAGTCCAGCGCCTTTCCTGTAGGAACAGATATTGAAGATACCCTCCTTCTCGTAGATGATCTTATTCCCTCGGCTGATGACCAGAATGATGTGGCCCGGCGGCATCATGATGCCTCCTCGGCCCGAATGGTGACGTATGGCGCTTTCGTGGACATGACTTTGATCGGGAGATCTTCGAATATGTGCTCCTCGGTGGTGGTGTTCTGAATGGTCACTAAGGTTTTGCCGTTCTTATTGAAGGTCCAGATATCGAAGAAGCCCGGCCCCTCGTGGATGGTCTTGTCTCCCTGAAAGATGATCAGGATAGTGCATTCTATTGAGGGCATGTCAGTTCCTTTCGTCGTTCTGAATCTTCGGCTGGAAATGGATAGTTGTCAGATGGTTGACGTCGTCTCGCTGCTCCCACTCTCGACTCGAGAAGCTCATGACACCCCCATCAACTAACCGGAAATACCAGATGGTCCAACCGGTCTCGTCGTACTCAGCCCAGCGTTCGGTGAACTCGGCCCTCCTGATATCATTCCCGTACTCCCAGATCAGGATATACGGATCATGCCCGTCGTTGTGCGGGCTCCTGTACTCACTCACCACAGAACTCCTTGATAGATGGATTCCCACTTGCGTCGTTTGGCATCCCAAGCCCTCCTCATCGAGTCGCTGTGAGACTCCAGGAAGAGATTTGAGAGCCTGTTATCAGTCAAGTCACCATTCAGGTGTGCAACCCTCTGCAAGGGCTCCAGAGGGGCGTTGAAGGCCTCCCAGACCAGTTTCTGGACATACTTCGTCCGTCTAACCCCACGATCCCACAAGGTAACCTGGACGTACCCATTCGCCCTAAGGCAAGGCGTAAGAATCTGACCAGTCGAGATACGCCGAATCCTACCGAGATCACTGACCTCGATATCATCGATGATGCTGTCTTTAAATGTCTCAGTAGGAGCCGATTCGGCAGTTCTGGGGGATTCCACTCTCCCTCTCTCCTTTCACTCCGTCGACCATGTGAATATAGTACTCGACTGGCATGTATTCCTTACCATCCTCCTCGATGATGGGCTTGTACTTCGGTCCGTCCTCCTTATCACCCTTGGGCGGAAAGTAAGGGTACTCGTCACTGAGATACAGGTTATCCAGGGCGCAATTCCAGACGTTGCCGTCTTTGTGACAGAGATAATGCGAGTTGGCCTTCTCTCCCATGAACGTCTCCCAGACGGTGAATGCAACCGGGAAGGTTCGGCTCTCCCCGTCGACACGGACTGAGAACATGAGGTTGGTCCTGCTCGGAGGCATCATGGGCTTGATCCGGTGAAGGGTGGTCATGTTGATCAATTCGCCGCCCCTGCTGATAGCAAAGCCCGGCCAGCGATCCAGAGGCACGAATTCCTCGTTCAGGTCCTTCAGATATAGATTCTCCAAGGAGCAGTTCCAGGGATCGCCGTCTTTGTAGTGAACCTCGTGCATGAACGGGATCTCGCCATGGAAATGGGTCCACATGATCTTGCTGAGGAGCTGAACCCGGTAGCGATGTCCTTTGTAAAAACGGATCTGCGGAAGACCATACCGGGACGTCCGGATGGGGATAAGCTTGCCGGAGCGCTTCCCGTAGACAGTTCCGTCCTCACGAATATCGTAGATGTTCGGGTCGGGCATCGGTTCAGCGGTTGCCATTAGTAGCCTCCTCCACGAGACGGTACGCAGAAATCATGTCGTCAGCTACTCCAAGGAGTCCTTCCTTGTGCCAGGCGATCCAGTGGTCGCCGTGTCGTTCCACAGTATATGCTTTCATGCCCAGTCCTCCTTGACAACTACGGTATCGTCAGTCCACTCCTCGCAGATAAATTGGTCGATTGGGAGATATGTGAGGGTGTCATCCAGCTCGACGATGACCAGAGCGGCCCGGGGGTCCTCGTCTCCAATGTCCCCATTACAGCATAAATCCTTGATCTTTCGCTGGGCCACTCGACCATCGAGAGTCTTCAGAATCAGTTTCATTTGTGTCTCCTACACAAGTACAATACAGAAAAATGAGGATCACTGCTTGTAGCGAGCGGTGATGACCTGGGATACGTCGTCGACGTCAAACTCACGGAGGCGTGACGATAGATAGTTGAGGCGACAGTCGCGGGTCTCCACCTGGAGGTCTCCGTGCTTCGTCCAAGTTATCTCACCCTCGATAGTGAAGAACTTGAAGTCTATCGTCTCGATATTGACTGTCCAGAGGTCAGGATCTTTAGCCTCCTCGCTCGGAGGGAGTTCCCAGATAATCAGAGAGTCGTTTCCGACGACGTCGAAGTTGCAGTCATCGGTACTGGCCTGGACTTCATGGACACCAAGTTCGTTATTGGTGTCGACCTGTACGATCCACTCGGTGAACCCGGGCTTGTCGACTTTGGCTGTGGCGACGATGTCGAAGTCGTAGCTACGGCCCTCGCGTGTGTGGAAATAAAGCTTCTTGAGCATGTGTTCGTTCCTTCTAGTGGGTATGGGGGCCCCAGGTCTCCCCAGGGCCCCCGTGGATATGGATGTCAGTGCAGGATGGGCTCGTAGAGACCCCAGAGCTGACCCTCAGTCATGAGGTCGAACTTGTTGTCGCTACGACGGATGATCCACTTGCCGACGGCTCCGGTGTGAAGGTGAGCCTTGATCTCCTCGTCGCTGGCGGCCCAGTTGCGGACCAGACGGAGATTGTCGTTCGTGATCTTGACGGCCTCGCAGACGCTACGGCGAGGGTTGAAGAGCTTGACTTCGAGCGGCATCAGAACGGAACCTCCTCGGTGTCGGCGTCCTCGGCGTACATAGCCTCAAGCTCGTCCTCTACGATAGTGAAGAAACCCTTATCAAGATATGCCGAGCAGAACTCCACTCCAGCTTGAGTACGTCCGTGGTAGGGGCGGAGGGCAATATCGGCCCGCTCTAGGTCTGCGAAATCGAGGGCGCCGACTGTCTGCTCGTTCAGGAGCGTACGAGTACGTCCGATGATCGAGACAATCTTGGGCGGACGGCCTCCGAAGTTGACCTTCACCTTGATATAGGGAAGGGGCTCCTCCGTGTCGTCCCGAGGCTTCAGGGTCTTGATGTTGAACCCTTCAGTCCGGAAGTCGTCGACGGCGTCGTCGGGGAGGATAACGCAGAAGGTGCGAGCCGTGTTTCCGAATCGATCCTTCTCACCAGCGAAGTTGCGGAAGAGGAGTCGGGCGTTCTTGATAGTGTAGGTGTTGACGGCCATGTCGTGTTCCTTTCTATGGGGTAGTAGTCTTGGGATAGAACTTGGTCGACGAAATAAGGAGGCGAGTAAAGATCGTACTTCATGGCCTCCTCTCTAGGCGGATGATGCCGTGGTCGTGGAGGCGCATGAGGAGCCACCGGGCGTCCCACTCCTCTATGAGAATATCGTAGAGCCTCTTGATCCAGTCCTCCTGTGAAGGATTCAGTAGGTCACCGACCTCTTCTTGAAAGAGGTCGACCTTGCAGATGAGCGACCAGAGCTCACTATCCGTGGTCTTCTCGATCATCGACGGAAGCGACGACAGAAATGACTCGATGGCTACTTGGCTGCCATGAATGAGACGGACCGTCGCAAGCTCTGAGAGCTCGGGGGCCTTGTCACTCATCAGAGACCCCCTCAATGGAGTTGATCCCAACGATAAGACCCGCCTCTACAAGGCAGCGTACGAGGTCCCGGTCGTCCAGCTCGGTGCGGCAGATATCGAGGAGGTTCTGAACTGTCTGACGACGGTAGTGACCGTAGCTGCTGCGGTCACAGCACTCGAGCTTATCGATGAGCTCCTTGATCTCGTCGTCCTTCAGGTTCGCCACCTCGTCCCGAAGGTAGCTGGTGTAGCCGACGAGGATATCGTTAGCGGTCTGGCCGCCATCGTAAACAGAAGAGAGCATTGGTTCGTTCCTTTCTATCGAGAAACCTAGAACCCGGGTTGGGTTCTAAGTGTGAGGTTGGTTCAGTTGGTCTTGAATGTGTCGCAGATGTTCTTGGCCATGGCGAGCATGTCCTCTTTGGTCGCCGAGAGGTGGTGCTGGTCGCAGTAGTCACGTGTCGCGTAGTAGGCGAACGTAGCTATGGCGAAGCCAACACCCATCTCAGCAAGGTTAGTGAGGACGTACTGGCGGGCGAGGGAGGGGCAGGACATAGCAGTACCTTTCTGGTGGGGGTCTCATTATATGCCCTGCCCGTCTCGCGATTCATACGGTTAGGAATGCATCGGCGTCCGTATACTTCTGAATTTGCCCTCGGGCAGCGTCCACGAGTTCCCTTCCATATCGATTGTCCAGCTTAGCTCGCCAGTCGTCTCCGGCGTCTTCGTAATCAAGCCAGAGATACCCCTTGCAACCTCCGACATCGCCGTACGAAATAACCTCATTACCCTCTTTGTCCACTCGATGATTCTCTCGTACAAGTCGACCGGCCCCGGGAGTGTCTGGGTTAACAGGAATGAAGCGCCCAACTCGTCCGACGAATTTACGGTCGTTCTCCCCGAACTCAAGCAGCATTCGTGTAGTAACCGATCGTGTCTGGGCGACATCTTCGAGATCCAGAGGATCTCCTGAGAAGAGTGTCTTGAACACGACGGGCTCTTGGAACTGCTTTCCTGTGGCGTGCCAACCGTCTTTGTCGTGTGCGATATAGACGGCGTCGTTGACGAGTAGCATACGATCGTAGGTCGCTTCGTGCTCGAATGTGTATCCGTACTTCTTCCCAAACTCGAAGACCTCCGATATGATGCGATCGTCGGCGTTCGGGATCTTGATTGAGTCGGTCTTGATGTGGGCAACGGTGTATCCTTTCTCCTGAACGAAATGCTTCAGGTCGACCATGAACAACGCGCCGCGCTTGGCGACGATGTTGTCCACGTTCCGGGGGTCTCGGAGTGGGTTGTCGAATTTGGCGGCGGTGAGTCCGTACGTCGAATTCAGTGCGATCTTCAGCGCATAGGCCAGAGCATCGAGGTTCGATTCGTCGTCCAGATATGGAGCCAGCGCCCCATTCAGGATCGTTCGAGCCTCGTCTAGCTTTTTGTGCTTAATCAAGATACGAGCCCTCTTGAGCTCGCTGTACCTCTTGGTGTATGGCCCGAATAGTTGGAGTTCCTCGATCGATGTGGGATGCATCGACGCAATATCCAGAAGGGCCACATTCTCGTGGTACCCAGGTTCGGAAGAGACGTAACCGCCCTCGCCGACCTCCTCGCCACGATATATCGACTTGCCGTACTCGTACTTGTAGCCGGGGAACATCTCCGACAGGTCCGTGTACTGCAAATACTTCTGAGTGTCCCGCTGACCCTGGAATATGATCTGGGTGGTCAGCTTGTTGGTGCTGGAGTTGACAGGGAGACCCGCGATCGCAGCGAGGATCTGACGGGCCTCCCAGTCCGCCTCCAGATGGTCCCACACCTTCTCTGTGGCGATGACGTCATTGTCGCAATACGCGGCAACTTCCTCCCACATCTCCTCCGGCACCGGTTCGTCCCAGGGAAGACCGAGCTCCTTGTGGTGAATACCCAGCTCGATCTCCCACTTCTTGAGGGACTGCTTCTTGGCAGCGAAGTCGTAGATATCGGTATAGGACAGGTTGTAGGCCTCTCGGAATCCTTCCTTGATAAGGTTGTCGATGATCTTACGAGAGAGGTGATAGAGCTGGATGTTCGAGTAGCCAAGGATACGACCGTAGAGGATATGGTTGTCGTACCGACGGTTGTTGAATCCTACGAGCTTCCGCTCCACAAGATCAGAGATCTCGTTCGGAGTCGGATTGATCATCCTTTGGATCTTGTCGGATCCCCGAACCTTCCAATTCACAAGAAACAGGTTCAGAAATACCTCGACGTCAAAGATGATCGGCGTATTGTCGTCCGGCTCCTCGTAGGTCTCCTCATGGTCGCTTTCCGAGGAGAACGGCATCTCCTGTACCAACTTGATGCAGTAGTCGGCCTGATGGGTGGACTTCATGGCGAACGTGAGGACCTTCTGCCTCATGTCCGACACGTCGTAGTCCATCCCAGACTCCTTGGCGTCCGTCAGCACCTTCATGATGAAATCGATGCTAGGCTTCGTCCCGGGATGGAACTCCTTCCTCAGGTTCCGCTCTATGAGCTTACGGATGGACTTCTCGTTCTGCATGACCTCCTGACGGATCAAGGGTTTCTCCTTGACGGGAAGATATCCGTCCTCAACCGTGGTAAGGCCCTGGTGGGCGGTGCACTCGGTGAGGCGTCGACGGAGGGCGGATTTGCCTGAGTAGACCTTGCACTCGACTCCAGGCCGCACCAACCGTGAAAGTACGGAAGGATCCCCCGAATATCGATAGTGGATGTGGATTCCACCCCCCGATCGGCTGAGTTCAGCATAGGAGGGAACCCACCTGCGAGCCTCTTCCAGACACTTGTCTCGGTCCTTGTCGAGGTCGATGTCGATGACGACGTCTTGCTCGGGTACGAGGACATAATGCTCCTTTCTAGTATCCAAGTCCTTCAGTGTCGTCGTGACGTCGTCCCAACGTTTCGCTGGGAGGCCGTTTTCATTGGCGTATTGTGCCGGACGGTCCTTGTAGAGCTCGTCGAGATATGACGGTTGCTCCTTCATCTCAGTCCAGTCCGAAATCGGGCTCTCCTTCTTCTCCCCCTGGGAAAATTTGGATTTCAATAGCCCCTTGTAAACCTTGCGCCGGTATGTCCCATCGATCATGAGGCGATCGTGGAATTCCTCGAAGTAATCCCGGATCTCGTCCTTGAACTTATACATGGGGTACAAAGTTCCGTCCGAATACGTCTGGGAGTACTCTTTGTATAGCTTGTAGATGCGCTTGAGAGGAATACCGTCCGCCTCATCCAGCTCGTCCCGATAGAAATCGAGGAAGTTGAAGATGGAGTTGGTCTTACTCATCATCCCGACGGGCTTGTAGTCGTCATAGTATGACGAACCCTTGGTCGTGTACAGATCTACGCAGTGCTTGACGATGGCTCCGCGCTCGTCCTCTATTCGAGACATGATCTCTTTGTATCGACGAATATCGAGCTTGCGACCCGACGGCTCTACGTCGATGAGACGCCTTGTTAGCCCGCTCTTCGAGTCGGTGATGCGGACCGGCAGGTTGGTACCCACAAACAGCATCGCCTCGGGCCTGAATTCGTAGAGGGATTTCCCCTTCTCGTTCATGACCATCGTCTCGTGAGATACAAGGCTGTTCAGGCGGCTGTTGTCTGTGATCCTGGCGAGGTTCCCGTCGTGCTGGATAGCCACTCGAGGATTCGATTTGAACGGTTCTAGGGCGAATTGGTCGCTGGGTCGCCCGAGAGATGCCGCGTCGAAATAGGTTACATGCTCCTCCAATAACCTCGAGATAAGGTTCAGGACTGTCGATTTACCGGAACCACTAGATCCATAGAGCACGAAGAACTTCTGGATCCAGGTAGAATCTCCCGCGAATATGGATCCGATGGCCCACTCAAGTTTCTCCCTCTCGTCCGGATCGTAGAGAGTGCTTATGAGTTCTTCGTAGGCGGGGCACGGATCTTCACTCAGAGAATATGAGAGTGTTCTGGTTACGTAATCCTCCCTTCTGGGGGTCTGGTTGGCGAACAATATCTTGCTGTCGAGAGGTTGGTGGACGTCCGGAAGCTTGGACATCCACGCCTTGTAGTCGGCGTATGTCTTGGAGTCGTAGTCCCCCAGATACCGCGCCCAGACGGACCCATCGACTCTCTCGGAGGCCTCTTGGAATCGACGGGTCACGTCGGCGTCCACGATGCGCATCAGGTCGTACTCGTTAGTGCTCCAGAAATGCGTCTCGGGGTTGTATACGGCGTAGAAGGACTTCCCACGAACCATGAGATCCTTGAATTGGTGCACACGCCAGGCCGGCCGTACCTCGGTGGTGCCCGACTTCAGGGCTCGCTCCTTGATCTCGTAGAAATCCATTTGACTCCTTATATGTCGTAGTTCTCCGCTAGGTAGAGCTGCATTTGATACCAGAGCTCAAGGCGGTTCTGGTTCGGGAACTCCCCCGGCTCGTAGAACTCGGGAACGGACTTGAGAGGGAATATGCCTCCGCGTCCGTGGGAATCGTACTGACGACTCATCCATCGGTTGATAGCCTTCTCGACCTTTCGATCGAGTTTATCGTCCAGCATGACGTCGCAGTCCATGAAGTTGATTCCGAGGTTGTTGATCATCTCCCAGAAATAAGGAGCGGGGCCCTCGTCGTCGTCCAGCTCAAACGCCATACGATCGGCCAGCCCGAGAAGAACCTCGAGAACGTTGGCCGGGCGCTTGATAAATGCCGGCGGAAGCTCTCCGCCGTAGCGGTTCCGCCACTCACGACCATCCATGTCCCGATTGCGGTCCATCATGGCGGAGTAGCGGAACTCGGTACGGTAGAGCTTCATCAGGAGGAAGTAGCTGTCAAACATGCTCGGCAGCTGGTTTTCGTCCTCCCCCAAGAATGAGACTAGGAAGTCGAAGTACTCGTCTTCCATCAGCGGGATCCTGAGTACGAGTCCTCAACGACCTCGAGGCGAATATCGTAGGAGAGGTTGAAGTTGCGGATCCACATGACTGTGACGATGGAGTCAGTCCCGAGTATGAGATCGACGTCGCCGAGCCACTCGTCCTTGTTGTCGATCGTGATCATGTCCGAGTCACACAAGACCTCGTCGTCGACGAAATACATCAAGTCGACGCGCTCGAAGCCGAATGCACCCTCGTCGTACTCTTCCTCCGAGATGGCTCGGATGGTCTCACCCTCCGCAACCTCCTCATCGTCCTCTTCCTCGAAATCCTCTCCCATAATCTCGGAGAGGTCATCCTCCATGGTGATGTCGAGATACTCGTCGTTGACGATCTCCTCATACTCGTCCATTGTCGGCTCCTTTACTTCCTCTTCCGGCTCGACCGGAGTTTCTACAGCCTTCTCCTCAGGCTCCTTCTTCTCGCTCTTCAAGTCTTGCACGGCGAGAAATGTCGCCGTAAGACCGACGACGAGCGCCGGTAGTAGTTTCACTTGCGTCCCTTTCGTTTAGTTGCTCGACCGATGGCGAAACCGATCAGGATCAGAACTGCTACCTTCATCGGATTGCCACCCTATCAATCTGGTCGTAGATAACGCCGTCGACGTTGAAGTCGAGGACGAACTTGGTGACCTCACGTCCGAGGACCGGGTCGTAGTCGCGGTAGTTGAATACCTCGAAGTTGCCGAACTCGACGATGCCATCGCCGTCCTCGTTGTCGTAGACCCAGCCCACCACGGAACCGGCAGACGTCGGAGGCAGGCCGAGGCCCTTGTATACATCATTCAGGAGTAGATATCCACGAGTCCGCAGAATGTCGTTGGCATAGTTCTCCTGAGCGTGGAGGATCATGAGGCTGTAGTCCTCGTTCCCCTCCCAGGCTTTCGCGTTCTGGTCGAACACGACAGCATATGGCGAGACGCCGAGCTCACGCATGAACTCCTCAGGCTTGAGCTGGAACTCGCGCCCTGTCTCGTTGTAGTAGTCCATCTTCGCCTTGTCAAGGGCGTTGGCGTCAGCCTCGGCGAGAATGCGCTCGGTCTCCTCCTTGCCGAAGCCCTCCTCGATACGGTCCTTGTAGTTACGGAAGGACTCCTCGAGACCGGCGTAGGCCATGGACAGACCCGCAATCCGATGCGCGGAAATGCGGTGCGCCAGGATCAGAGAAACGGCGGAGGCCGTGCCCAGGCTCAGCGGCAGGGCATAGTGCTTGACAAGGTGCTTCGTCAGATTGCCCCAGGCACGAGCCTTGGCGATCTGAATCTCCCGCTTGTCGAACTTCTCCTCGTCCTCAGCCGCCTTGACTGTCGACAGCTCGTTCAGGTCCTCCCAGGTGACCTCGCCGACGCTCAGCGTCTGCTTGGCCGTGAGGACTGCGGTTGCGGTGAAGCCGGCGATCCCCAGACCCGTCAAGATGGCGGGGGCGTGCTTGGAGACGATGAGAGCGCCCTTGCCGGCGAGGCGCGAAATAACTGTAAGACTCATGATGCGAAGTACTTCCTCTCGTTAAGGCTCTTGTAGACTGCGATTACCTGACCGTCACTCATACGGTCAACCTTGGCGACCCACGCCGCCGATCCTCCGTATGCTTGGCGCAGCTTAGCGCGCATCTGCTCGACGCTCATTTGTTGTTCCTTATGTCGTTCACGATCCCCGCGATGAGAATGGCGTTGATGACTATTAGCCCTGCGAATATGACCCAGACCGGCAGGGATCCTAGACCGGCGAGGATGAGGAGAAAGATAAAGATGGATAGGAATATAGATGTAAGCCCGTAGACAACTGTCATCTCTTCGTCGTCGTTCATCGGACGTCCTCCGGCTTCGGTAGATCGAGAATGTATCCATTGCGGGAACGGACAGCGCGTCCGCTTCGGAGATCCCGCCATCCCCAGTTCTCATCGGTGTATGACTGGGAAATGCCGGCCATACCGTACAGGTCTCCCACGGTCGCTACGTCGTACTGGTCGCAGATGCTGATCAGGTGATTCAGAACATCCTCGGCCTCACTACGGGTTGCGAATATGATGGACTCGAGATTGTGCTCCCGACGGTCCCTCTGCGTGTACGTCCGCTCGGTCGGAGTCTCACGACGTCCGTACGTCCGATTGGAATATGAGGTGTAGGTCTTGTTGCTGCGAGAGCGCTGAGGACCGCCGTCGCCCCCGAAGAGCAGACGGTCGATCCCGGATGTGAAGATATCGCTCACGGCGTTCTTGACGCTTGGTAGGGCAATATCCCAGAGAAGGTAGTTGGCCACCTCCTTGATGTCTTCGGCGAAGAACGCCTGAAGCGCCTGCTTACCGAGACTGCCCTTGTCAATACGCGCCGGAGTCTTGACGACCCTTTCGACGGCGGGCTTGGTCTTCCGTGAGTTGGAGGGGAAATCGCCCCGCACGGGTACGTTATCGGTCATGTTCGCTCCTTCTGATATGCGGGGCCCCAGGTCTCCCCCAGGGCCCCGCTCGGGTTTCTCAGGCCTCGATCGTACCGAATACGTCGGGGCGGTCCTTCTTGGCCTGCTCAAGGAGTGCCTTGGGCATAACGCCGTTGAAGAACTTGATGCTCTTCTTCTCGTCCTCCAAGAGGCTCAGGATGAACTCGTCGTAGAAGATGCTGTCCTTGAACTTGGCGAGGATCTCCGGCGACTTCTGGAATCGCTTACCGTCAGACGACCGCTCGCCGTAGGCCTTGTCGACGATGGTGCGGAAATAGTCGAACAGCTTGAACTTGTCCTTCTGGGTCCAGTCCTCAGGCTTGCGGGACATGAACGCCTGAAGCGTGTCAGTGAACCCGCCCGGCTCCGACTGCTGGAGGTCGATCAGGTCCACCTTGTTCATGTGGAACCAGAGAGTCTCAGTGACCATGTCGCCGTCGAAGGTCTCGGCGCTGACGTTCATCTTGATCATGGATATACCTTTCAGTCCATCGAGTTGAGAGTAGTGGCTGCGAGCGACTTGGTCTGCTTGACAATATGATCCCACGAGGTCTTCTCGTCGAACTTGTCGCTCTTCTGGATGACGCGCTTGACTGTCTTGCCGTTCTCGGTGAGGGTAACCACCACGGCTGCCTGAAGCTCCATCGTTCGTTCCTTTCTGAAAATGAGAAACCTAGAACCCGAGTTGGGTTCTAGGGGTGAGTAGGATCAGTCGTTGGTCTCTTCGACGAGTTCAGCGTCCACGACGTCGGCGTCCGATTCGATGGCGGCGGGAGCCTCGTCATCACTGTCGCTGGAGTTAGCAAGGGCCTTCACCAGGACGAGCGCGGCGAAACCGGCTGCGGCGGGCAGCACGTAACGCGCACTCTTCTTGGCGACGGCACCGAGCTTGGTCCAGTTGACGGCGACGATGGGGGTCTCGTCTTCAACGGTCTCGGAGTGCTCGATAACGGTGGGAGCGGTGTTCTCGGACATGAGAGTTCCTTTCGAGTTGATGGGGTCTCATTATAGTGCGTGCAGAATTTGCGAAAGCCTATGCCCTCTGTTGGAGGGCACGGCGGTCTAGTTGGTCGAGGGCGTCTTCATGGAGTCGATGGTCTCAGCAAGGGTCTCGGCGTACTGTCGTCCGGCCTTGTCGCCGACATATGTACCAAGGACACTACTGCCGAGGCCGTAGATGGCGGTCAATACCACTCCGGCTGGAGGGCAGAGAGCGCCGACAACGGCACCGGCGGTGATGCTGGCGGATGTCGAGGCGACAAGGGATACGACCTTGTATCCGGTGGTCTCTTTGAAACTCATGGTCATTCCTTTCTAGATGGGTCTCGTTATATACCGTGCTCCTTTCACGAAAGCTTGAACCACTTCTCAGTGGGCTCTACGACGAAATCGACCACCACGACGGCCTTCCCGTCATCCGAGACCTGGGCGCCGTAGTGCACCTCGATCTGCCTCTGCTCATTCCATCCGAGTTGGTCGCCCAGAGAAATACCCTCGAGTCCGATGCCGGCGTAGAACTCGTTGAGGCTGACGCACATCTCACGGAGGAGAGTGTAGTTCAGTTCATTGACGACACGGTCGATCTTGTTGACGGTGGACTTGAAATAACGGCCGCTGTAGGCGTCGTAGAACAGAACGTCGCCCTCACCACAAACCACAGCCGTGTCACGAGGATATGGATCCATCTTGGACGCGGCTTGCTGGGAGATCGTCTTCTCCTCCGGACCAAGGCGATCCTGGACGGAGGCGCGATAACGGTCGTACACCTGACGCGTACCTTCGTAGGCGAGGAGCAGAGATGACTCGCGCTTGACCGAGATACTGTGAGCACCGATGACGCATGCGCCGGTGGCCAATATAGCGATGGCCGGAGGAGCGTAGATCTTAGCGTAGATCTTGATTCGCTGCTCCTTGGTGAGGCGCTTGAAGTCGTCAATATCCCACTCTTGCATCTGGCGGTCCGCATGGACGCTCAGAGCGACCGACGCCCCGAGGCCCA